AAAAAGCTTGCAATCTAACATAGACTATGTTATAATGCATAAAGTAAGTTAATTTAAATAAAGAGGTATAGTAATGAACATTCGTGAATTGGCAAAAAAACTCGCAGTAGAATACAAGTTGCCTAGAGCAGATAGGTATGATTTGTATTTGCGGGAATTTGACAACATGGTTGAGGTTCTTGGTTGGGTACAAGACCCATCCGCAGACATGAACGACTATCGTGGAAGGGAAATGCTTTTTCCCAAACGATGGGTAACTATTGGCGTATTGCCTGCTAGGACACCTGTCAATGTATAGAGTGTGTTACTATATGAACGGCACATCAGCAGTATCATTCAAAGAGTTTGATACACTTGCTGATGCTGTAGATTTTTCAAATAAACAACCTATTGATTCAGTATTGGAAATTAAATTATATGACAACGAAGCTCGTAACCTTCAAAACGAATCATACGATTCTCGCCGGAGTTGATTGCACAAATGATACAGAAATTGTTATCACTAAGCCGGTTCAAGTGATAGTACAACCAACTAAAGATGGTCCGATGATGGGTTTCGCCCCATTCTTAGATTTTGCTGAAGAGTTTACTACAGGTATTAAAATAAGCATGGATAATGTATTATGCATTACTACACCAAGTAGAGACCTTGAAAATCAATATAACAAAATGTTCGGTAGTGGCATCGAAATTGCCTCTTCTATTCCAAAACTATGATACAATATATGAATGAGTAAATACTACACAAATGTTGCCTGTATTGGCAACAACATATTATATCGTGGTGTTAAAGAAGGCAGGCGTGTAAAGTTAAAAGTAGCTTACACGCCTACTTTGTTTTTGCCATCTAAAAAAGAAACTGCCTACAAATCGCTTGAGGGAGATTTTCTCGAGCCGATGAAATTCGAATCCGTCAGAGAAGCAAGAGACTTCATTAAAAGATATGATGAAGTAACTAACTTTAAAATCTTTGGCAATTCTTCTTATCAATATGCCTTCATTGCAGATGAACAAAAAGGCATGGTCGATTGGAAGATGGAAGACTTGTCTATTGCGATACTTGATATCGAAGTCGGTTCAGAGAATGGATTTCCTGATCCATATCTTGCGAATGAACCAATCACAGCGATTGCAATTAAGTATATCAATGGTGCAATGACTGTATTTGCATGTGGTGATTACAAAGTGCAAGGCGATGAAGTCTATATCAAGTGTGATGATGAATACAATCTTTGCAAGAAGTTTCTAAGATTTTGGGAAGAGAATTGTCCTGATGCAATATCAGGTTGGAATATTAAGTTCTTTGATATTCCATATATCGTAAATCGATTCAACAAAATTCTTGGTGAAGACGAAACAAAAAAACTATCACCATGGGGTTATATCAACAGTCGCAAAACTGTAATGAACAACCGTGAGTTGGTCGCATATGATTTTGTCGGTGTATCTACATTAGATTACATTGAGTTATACAGATGGTATGCGCCAGGTGGTAAGTCACAAGAATCATATTCACTAAACAATATTTGTAATGTTGAACTCGGTGAGAGTAAAATCTCCTATGAAGAGTTTGATAATCTACATCAACTGTATAAATTGAATCATCAAAAGTTTATTGAATACAACATTAAAGATGTGGAGTTGGTTCTTAAACTTGAACAGAAATTAAAACTGATTGAGTTGGGTCTTACTCTTGCGTATGATACTAAAACAAACTATGAAGATATCTTTGCACAAACAAGAATGTGGGATTCTCTAATCTACAATTATTTGTTTGAAAGAAATATTATTGTTCCACCAAAGAGTAACAATAGTAAATCATCTGCGTTTGAAGGTGCATATGTGAAAGAAGTGCAAGTTGGCAAACACGATTGGGTCGCTTCGTTTGACTTGAACAGTTTGTATCCACACTTGATGATGCAGTATAATATTTCACCAGAAACTCTGATTGAAGTAAGTGATTATGACAAAGAGATGCGAGATGTTATCTCTAAAGGCGTTTCTGTTGATAAGATGATTGAACAGAATGTTGATACATCAAAATTAACTGGTGTTACAATCACACCGAATGGTCAATTCTTCCGTACTGACAAACAAGGTTTCTTGCCTAAGATGTTGGAAGAAATGTATGTTGACAGAAGTAAATTCAAAAAACTAATGTTGAAAGCAAAACAAGAGTATGAGAATGAAAAAGATGAGTCTAAGAAAAATGAGATTAATAACCGAATTGCAAGATATGATAATCTGCAACTCGCAAAGAAAGTTTCATTAAACTCCGCATATGGTGCTTTAGGTTCACAATATTTCCGTTTCTATGATTTGAGAATGGCACTTGCAGTTACACTTGCAGGTCAATTGTCTATTCGTTGGATTGAAAAACATCTCAATTCTTATATGAATAACCTATTGAAAACGGAAGAAGATTATGTTATCGCCTCAGATACAGATTCGATTTATCTTAAACTTGGTCCACTTGTTGATAAAGTGCATAAAGACAAGACAGATATTAATAAAATTATCGCCTTCATGGACCGTGTCTGTGAAGATAAGATTCAACCATCTATTGATGAGAGCTACGAGAATCTTGCTAACTATGTTCATGCGTTTGCCCAAAAAATGCAAATGAAGAGAGAAGCATTGGCAGATAAAGGTATTTGGACTGCGAAGAAAAGATACATTCTGAATGTGTATAACAACGAAGGTGTTGCATACAATGAACCTCATATGAAAGTTATGGGTCTTGAAATGGTGAAGTCATCTACTCCATCTGCTATCCGTGAGAAGATGAAACAATCAATTAAGATTATGATGCAAGGAACTGAGAATGATATCCATGAATTCATTGCAGAGTTTAAAACAAACTTTAAGAAACTTCCTGTTGAAGACATTTCTTTTCCAAGAGGTTTGAATGGTCTAAAAGATTATGCTGATTCTGTTATCATGTATAAGAAAGGCACACCTATTCATGTTAAGGGTGCAATTCTTTACAATCACCATCTTGTGAAAATGGGTCTTGATAAGAAATATCCAAAGATACAAGAGGGTGAGAAAGTTAAGTTTACTTACATCAAACAACCTAATCCTTTTAAAGATATGGTGATTAGTTATCCTGGCAGATTGCCTGTTGAGTTTGGTCTACAACAATATATTGATTATGATTTACAGTTTGACAAAGCATTTATCGAACCAATTAAAGTTGTGCTAGATTGTATGGGTTGGTCTACTGAGAAACGAAATAGTCTGGAGAGTTTCTTTGGCTGATATTCGCATCATTAGAACTGGCATCAATGTTTCAAAGATTAAATCTCAATTAGAAAAATATAAAGATGATTGGGGTAATCAAAAGACAATGATGGGTGCAGAGCAAATCGATCCTGATTTTCATAGGATTGAAGCTGGTGTGTTACAGTTAGTAATGGGTGCAATATCTAAAGCTGGTGAAATGGTTTATAATACTGAAATTTGTATTAAAACTCCTTCTTACGATAAGCACACCGAGATAGTTAAGTTTATGAAGAGACATTTTCATGCACACTCTCGGTGTGGTTTCTTATCTCTACCTGTTGGTGAAATTGTTGGAAGTCATATCGACCAAGGAACTTATTATAAAACAAAAGACCGATATCATTTGTCTATACAAGGACGATATAAGTATCATTGTGGTGATGATGAAGTGATTGTTGAACCAGGAACTCTATTATGGTTTGACAATAAGAAACCACATGGTGCAGAGAATGTAGGTGATGAATTACGAATAACATTTGTTTTTGATGTACCACATAACAAGAGGAATCCATGATACAAGTTTTTTTTCCATTCGTCACAGCGATTGGTTTGTCAGCCGTTGCGGCCTATTATTCAGTAATAGGTCTTGCACAGATATTTCCTGGTTCATTTTGGCCTATTATTCTTATGGGTTCAATACTTGAAGTTTCGAAATTGGTGACAGTATCATGGTTGTACAACAACTGGAAAGAAACTGCAAAGATAATGAAATACTATTTTTTAATCGCTATCGTATTATTGATGACGATTACTAGTATGGGTATTTTTGGTTATCTTTCAAGAGCACACATTGAATCAAACATTGTAGTCGGTGCAAACTCAACTGAATTGAAAACAATTGAGACACAAGAGAAGATTGCTAAAGAAAGATTGGATTATTTACTTGCAAGAGCAAAAGACCCATCTACTGCAAGCAACAAACTAGACAAACAAATACAAGAGACACAGGCAGAGTTGAAGAAATTATCTACTGAAAAGTTGCCATTACTGAAAGAAGAAAATCAGTTAATGGCAGAAGTAGGTCCAATCAAATACATTGCCGAGATTTTCTATACAAAAGATGACCCAAGCTTCATAGATAAAGCTGTCCGCTTAGTGATATTTACTATCATCATTGTATTTGACCCACTTGCCGTTTTACTATTGATTGCGGCTAATCAAACATATAAAAAACTAAAACAAGAAGAAGACTTACCTCAAATTACTCCTAAGAAGGTAAAGAAGAAGAAAGTGCTTGACACCGACCCTGTTATTAGTGTAGAATCCTTTATGGACAACGAGATTATTCCTAAACACAAGATTACCAAAATGGATGGAGGTTCTTTTTAATGAGCAGTTTACTAGACAAACTAAAGAAAAATTCTTCAATTAAAGATAGTGCGATTTTATCTAAGTCGAAATTCTTTACTGAGAAAGATATGGTGCCGACAGAGGTGCCAATGATTAATGTTGCACTTAGTGGCAAACTAGATGGGGGCATTATTCCTGGACTCACAATGTGGGCAGGTCCATCTAAACACTTTAAAACGGCATTCAGTCTTCTGATGGCTAAAGCGTATATGGACAAATACAAAGATGCCGTTCTTTTATTCTATGATTCAGAGTTTGGTACTCCTGTAAAATACTTTGAAACATTTCAGATTGATATGGACAGAGTGTTGCATACACCATTGACTGATATTGAACAATTGAAGTTTGATATTATGCAACAATTAGCTGATGTGAATCGTGGTGATAAACTAATTATTATCCTTGATTCAATTGGTAACTTGGCATCTAAGAAAGAAGTTGAAGATGCACTAGAAGGTAAATCAGTTGCAGATATGTCCCGTGCTAAACAAGTTAAGAGTTTGTTCCGCATGGTTACACCACACTTGAACATCAAAGACATTTCAATGGTTGTTGTGAATCATACTTACAAAGAGATTGGTATGTTCCCGAAAGATATCGTTGGTGGTGGCACAGGTTCTTATTACTCTGCCGACAACATCTATATTCTTGGTCGCCAACAAGAGAAGACTGGTACTGAAATTACTGGTTACAATTTTATTATCAATGTGGAGAAGTCTCGCTATGTTAAAGAGAAATCTAAGATTCCTATTTCGGTCTCCTTCGATGGTGGTATTCAAAAGTATTCTGGCTTGGTCGACATTGCGATTGATGGTAATTTTGTATCTAAACCATCACCAGGTTGGTATGCAAAGATTGACCAGAAGACTGGAGAGATTGGTGACAAAGTTCGCTTCGATGCCACACAAACTGATGAATTCTGGAAGCCTTTACTTAAAGATGAGAAGTTTAAAGAATTCGTAAATCAAAAATATGGGATTGCATATGGAAACATTATGGGAGAAACTCCTGTTCTGGAAGAAGAAATCTCCGAAGATGCTTGAACAAGGCGTTGATTTTCATTATGTAGATTTGGATCTTGATGATTCTAAATTAACAGGTATTGCTTTGATGGTAAAAGGATATGAAAATGTCCTTTACCATTATCACAAGGCAAAAGTTGTTGAAGAAGGCGAATTCGCAAGATTACAATTTGGGTATACAATTATTAATCCTGGTGAACACGACATAGATGTGTTGACAAAAGATGAAAACTTGCATACAATTATGGGTGATGTACTCACTTCAATATTAACGGCACAAGCAAATGAACAGATTAGAACAGACGATTCTGAAGAATTTAATTTATAACGAGGTCTATA